AGAGATGACAAGGAGTTGAAAATGTTTCGCAAAGCCAAACTGATTAGATTAGAGCAAACTCAAGAAGGTTTTAACGCCCAAGCTGAGTCTTTTTTGTCTGAGCATGGGTTTGGTGTAAGTGAAGATTCTAAAAAATTATTCGCAGCTTTTGTACAACACTTACCGCAAACTGAAGATTCGTTTGATCCTGCTTTATTAGCTAAAATGATGAGAAAGGCAAGAGCAAATGAGTTAGCCTTCTATCTAATGCACCCTGAGCGAGCACCTAAGAAAGAGCAAACAGATGGATCAGAAACAACTTCAGAAACTTCAACAGAAGTGGTATAAAAAATTAGCTAAGTCTGGTTTTAGGGATATAGAAGATCCTTTCAGACAAGATAATCCTTTGATACATTGGGATAGCATTGAGTTTCAAAGATATTGGTCTCCTGAGACTTTTGTTGAAAAACAAAGGTATTATGAGTTAGCTAGGCAGATGGTTTTTGACTTTAAGTTTAAAAGCAAAAGAGACAAAAAAATCTGGGAACTTCATGCAGATGGTGTTCAGAATAAAGACATAGCCAAAGTAGTAGATTTACACCCTAACTGGGTTAGTAAAATAATTAAGAAGTATGCAAGTTACATTAAATACAATACAGATTAGAGATGTAAGAGAAGAAGATTTACCTTTAATTTATTCTACTTGGTTACTGGGTCTTTATCATGGCTGTGAGTGGTTTGGCAGAATTAAAAAGGATTCTTTTTTTAAAAACTATAAATCAGCTTTAGAAAACAGATTACCGCACTGTCAAATAAAAGTAGCAGCTTTGTCTGAAGATCCTGATGTTATTTTGGGATATGTTTGTTACAGGGAAAATGTTTTAGATTGGATTTTTGTTAAAAAAGCTTGGAGAAAAATGGGTATAGCTAAAATGCTAATGCCTAAAAATATTAAAGCTTGTACACATTTGACAAAAGTTGGAAGGTCTATAAAACCAAAAGAATGGGATTTTGACCCGTTTATCTAAGGAGAACCATGAGAGCACGAGCAATTCAATTAAACCACGCAATAACAATCCCAGGGACTAACATCCTAGGAGCTATTTCTATTCTTCCTGAAAAGCATCCTAAAGCTGTTATGATGGTTGGGGACCACGGTGTCACTGTAGAAAGCCATGATATCACTTTCTTCATTCCTATGAGCAACATTCATTCTATTATCTTAGCTCCGGAAGTTGTATCTGAATCTGTTAGAGAAACAAAAAATGGAAGATCTAAATAAGCTTCTTAAAAAAGCTAGTGATGCGGTAAAAAAGGACATTAACCATATTTACTTGGAAGTGTCCACCCGCAAACTTTCTGATAAGTCTGCTAGAGATTTAGTAGCTTACGTAAAGCTTCTATCAGATTTATCGAAAGCTCAAAAAGAACAGAAAGAAGAATTAGCAGCTGTTCCGGATGATGAGCTTAAACAATTAGCTAAAGAGTTATTAAATGAAACCAAACCTTGAACATGTACTTACAGAGCTTAAAAAGCGTAAGGAAAAACCGTTCAAGTTAGAAGAATTTCTTTTTAAAGAACAATTAGATTTTGTTGCAGATCCAAGCCGATTTAAAGTAGCTGTTACAACAAGACGAGCAGGAAAAACCGTATCTTGCGCTGCTGATCTTGTTTACACTGCTGTAAACAATCTTGACGTAATTTGTATTTATATTACATTGTCGCGTAGTAACGCCAAAAGGATTGTATGGCCCGAACTAAAAAAGATAAATCGACAATTCAATCTTGGCGGCGTTTTCAATTCATCCGAATTATCTGTTACATTTCCATCGGGCTCTACTATATATTGTACAGGAGCAGCTGATAAATCAGAGATCGAAAAGTTTCGCGGACTTGCAATCAAGAAAGTGTATATTGACGAGTGTCAATCATTCCCTTCTTTTATCGAGGAGCTCGTAAATGATATCATCGGCCCTGCTCTTTTGGATCATGCAGGCATTCTTTGCCTCATTGGAACCCCTGGACCTATTCCTAGCGGCTATTTCTTTAATTGCAGCCGTTCTAATAACTGGGCTCATCATTCGTGGGCTTTTTGGGACAACCCGTTCATTTCTAAAAAAGCAGGAATGTCGCACGAAAGAGTCTTTGAAGAAGAGTTAAAGCGCCGAGGGGTTACAGCAGATCATCCAAGTATTCAACGTGAGTGGTTCGGTAAGTGGATGCTGGACAGCGATTCCTTAGTTTATCATTACGATAAAAACGTAAATGACTTCGATGAACTTCCGCCTGGTAAATGGAACTATATACTTGGAGTTGACCTTGGCTACAATGATGCTGATGCTATATGCCTACTTGCTTGGACTGAAACTAGCCCTTCTACGTATCTTGTGGAAGAGATTGTAACAAAGCATCAAGGTATTACTGAACTTGTTAATCAAATTGAAACCTTACGTATGCAATACGATATCAGTAAAATCGTAGTTGATACGGGCGGTTTGGGTAAAAAGATTTCAGAAGAAATATCAAAGCGTTACAAGATATCGGTTCAACCTGCTGAAAAGGTTAGAAAAATTGAGTACATAGAATTGTTGAATGATGCCATGAGAAGTGGTAAAGTAAAAGCTAAGAGTGATTCTCAGTTTGCTCAGGATTGTATGCGAGTGGAATGGGATTTAGATAAAAGCACTCCTGACAAAAGAGTAATTAGCCGTAGATTTCACTCGGATATCTGCGAGGCTTTGTTATACGCTTGGAGAGAAAGTTATGCATATACCCACACTGCAGCCCCAAAATTGTTGAAATATGGGTCAAAAGAGTGGGAAATGGAAGAAATTGCCCGTATGGAAGAGCAAGCAGAGGAGTACTTTAAGAATTTGGAAAATGCCAATAAAAACGATGATTTTGGTATGTAATTGTGTTTCGATAAGCAAATTTAGTAGCTAATTCAAGCTATTAACTATAGGATTTTAAAATGCCCCTAAAACACGGAAAATCTAAAAAGACTTTACAACAAAATATTAAAACAGAAATTGAGCACGGTAAAGACCCGCGACAAGCTGCTGCTATTGCTTACTCGGTTAGACGCAAATCTATGGCTAAAGGTGGAATGGTCGAAGAAAGTTGCGAGCATGGTGGACCTGAGCATTGCGCTATGGGATGTTACGCCGAAGGCGGGATGGTATCCGGCGATGAACATATGAGCAGACCGGACTATATCGATGAACTGGAAAACGAGCCTATGGGTAACAGTTTTCATAGTGACGAGTTTTTAGCCGATCCTTACGGTGAAATGACTTCTAATCACCACTCTGAATTTGATCCAGATGTTGAAGAAGAAGAACACGGTGAAGGTGAAACAAGTGCTTTTCATGACAGTATGGAATACAATCCTAAAAAGCGTCTTGAAAAGATTATGGCTAAAAGACGTATTGCAAAGTTTCCTAAACAATCGAGGTAACAAATGGACTTAAAAGAGTTGGAAAAGTTAATTAAATTATGCCACAAGTATAATGTCAAAACTATCTCCACTCCGGAAGTCTCTTTGAACATTGAAGGTTTTGTAGCTAACAAGATCAAAGCTAAAGCTCAAGAACCAGTTCAAGAAAATCAAGAACCACAGTATACTGAAGAAGATATATTGATGTGGTCAGCTGGACAGTTATAATTTATGGCTAAAATTACAAAACGTCCTAAAAGTGAGCGCGAAGTTGTAAAAGTAAAAACACGCGCTACACCTGCGGATGCTGGTCCAATTAAATGGTGGAAACAAAGTTCTAAGAGTGAACGCGGTGCTGCCTTAGTTTCTACAGCTGCGTTCCTAAAAGAACAGCTTCAATTCAGATATAGACAAGCTTCTATCTATTCACGTCTATACGCTAATATGCCTTTGTTCGGGATGGCTGGTACTAGCTTAAATAAATTAAGCCAAAACAATCAGCTGCCTCTGGATCGTCCTACTATGAACGTAGTACAATCCTGCGTGGACACGCTGGTGAGCCGCTTGACACAATCACGACCCCGTCCCATTTTCTTGACAGATAATGGGGACTACAAAGCCCGTAATCTTGCAAAGCAATTAAATCAATTTGTTATGGGCGAATTCTATCGCACCAAAGCTTATGATTTAGGAACACAAGCTTTAAGAGATGCAGCTGTACTAGGAACCGGATGCTTAAAAGTTTACGAAGGTCAAGATAAAAAAGTACAAATCGAAAGAGTGCTGTTTACAGAACTTCTTGTAGATCCTAATGACGGTCTTTACGGTGAACCTCGTCAAATGTATCAGCTTAAATTAGTTGACCGAGAAGTGCTAGCTGAAATGTTTCCTGAAAAAGTTAACGACATTATGCGAGCTGAGCAAGCATATCCCGATACCGCCGGTGATAGCAGCAAAACAGCATCTGACCAAGTTATGGTTATTGAAGGTTGGCATCTTCCTTCCGGCCCCGAAGCCGGAGACGGCAGACATGTTATTGCTTGTACAAATGTCACTTTATTAGACGAAGAGTACAACAAAGAAAAGTTTCCTTTTGTATTTGTTCACTACAGTCAACGCCTGTTAGGATTTTTTGGACAGTCTTTAGCTGAACAATTAATGGGCACTCAGGTAGAAATTAATAAGCTTTTGATGACCATCAGCCGTTCTATAAATCTTGTCGGCGTACCTCGTGTTTTTGTCGAGGATGGCTCTAAAGTCGTTAAAGCTCAACTTAATAACGATGTGGGATCGATTGTCACATACCGTGGCACTAAACCTGTTTATGAGGTGGCACCTTGTGTGCCTGCCGAAGTTTATGCACAATTACAAAGACTCGTTGATTATGCCTATCAGCAAAGCGGAATCTCAGCCCTCTCTGCTGCAAGTAAAAAGCCTGCTGGACTGGATTCTGGTGCAGCCCTCAGAGAGTATGATGATTTACAATCTGATCGTTTCGCTACCCTTTCAAAAAGATATGATAACCTCTACGTCGAGTTGGCCTATCAAACTATCGAACTTGCAAAAGATATCGCAGAAAGAGATGGCACCTACTCCACCGTTTATCCAAACAAAGACGGAACAAGAGAAGTAGATTTACCGAAAGCAGATTTGTTAAAAGACACCTACATTATTCAATGCTACGATGCTTCTAGCTTACCACGGGACCCAGCTGGCCGTTTGCAGAAGATTATCGAAATGATTCAAAGTGGTATGGTAAGTGTTCAAGAAGGTAGAAGAATGCTTGACTTCCCAGACCTTGAACAACAAGAAAAGCTCGCTAATAGCGGTGAAGAGCGTATTTTATATATTCTTGACAAGATTGTTGAGGAAGGCACTTACACTCCACCAGATCCTTTTATGGATTTAAATTTAGCTATACAGATCAGTAATCAATATTACAACTTGTATATGCCTACAAAGCTTGAGCCTGAGAGAGCTGAAATGATCCGTACGTTTAACTCTCAAGCTGTTGCTTTACAACAAGCGGCCCAGCCGCCGATGCCTATGGTTCCAGGGGCAGAATCCCCGTTAGCAGTAGCAGAGCCATTGCCAACATCGCCAATGATTCCACAAACCTAAAGGAGTGATAAATGTCAAACGAAGTGAAGGCCCCTGTAGCGCCTATAGCTGCAGAACAAACCCCGCAAGCAACGCAACAAAGTGAACAACCAGTTGTCGAGCAAAATCCTAAGATTCAACAATCTGATGAAAGATTTGCCCAGCTTGCTAGAAAAGAAAAAGCCATTCGAGCTCAAGCTCGTCAATTGCAAGAGCAACAAAAGTCCTTGCAAGAGCATCAGTCTAAAATGGCTGATGAATGGAAGAACAGACTTAAAAACGATACGTTAGCTGTATTAGCTGAAGCTGGATTAACACACGATGACGTAGCAGGCGTATTACTAAATAGCAGACCTGAAGAAGTTGAGATTAAGAGAATTAAGTCAGAGCTTAAGAATCTCCGAGATGCTCAACAAAATCATTTTGAAAAGCTTCAAGAGCAGCAAAAAGCTGCCTATGAACAAGCCGTGAAACAAGTCAGCCGAGAAGTTAAAATGTTGGTTGACGGAGACGAGGCTTATGAAACCATCCGCGCC